ACCAGGTCGTCGCGCACCTCCATGGCGTTGTCCTCACCCCCCAGCTTGCCGGGGGTCGAGCTGCTGCTCCCCTCATGACCCAGTACGACCCTCGCAATCGCGGCGTCCATGCGGTCGTAGAGGGTGGCATAGTCGGCGGTGCCGGAGCGAGCCGCTTCGAGCAGCTCGATCAGCATTCCGTCTGGGATGAGGATGCCGGAATCGGACTGGATCGCCGCCAGAGCCGCCAGCATTCGGGCTTTTTCTTCTGGGGTTGGGGTGCCCTTGTACTTGCCGACCCCGGTCGGCATGCCGAATTTGTCGAGAAATTGCAGCCACAGCTTCATGCCGTTGCGCTTGAAGAAGGCGGGCCAATAGAGCCAGTGGCCCAGACCCAGGCCACAGGGCTCGTCGTCGTTGTCCGAGCCCACTTCCCAGGTCCAGAACTTGCGGGGCGGCATCAATTCGCCCATGGGGTTGGAGGTCGTGCGTAGCAGCAGCTCCCCCCTGGGCGACCAGGCAAAACGACGGGCCTTGCGTACCTTGATGTCGTCCAGGGTGACGAAGCGACCGTCGCGCCGCCACAGGCACTCGGCCACCCCGTACCCGTACATCAGACCGTAAAGCATCTTTCCGCACTTTTGGTCCCACTGGAGGGCAGAAATCTGCTCCTTGAGGTGTTTGGCGGCCGCCTTGTCGAGGGCCCGCGAGCCGCCGGGCTCGATGTCCCACTCCTTGCCAATCAACGCCAAGCGGCGCTGTTGCAGGGTCGAGCCGATCTTGTCGTCGCGCAGCAACTCCTCGTAGACGGTGAGGTCGCCGCCCTGCGTTCGTAGCACCGAGTCGCTGCTGGATAGGTACGGCAAGGCGTCGACGTAGCCACGGGTGATGTCGCGGCCGTCGTTGGTGGTGGCGATCTCGGTGAAATCCGGCTTGGCGGCTTCTGCGTTCATCAGAATCCTCCCAGGTTCACGCGACCGGCTACCGTGCCGAAGCCGGTGTCGGTGAAGCGGCGCGCGGAGATGCGGTCATCCATCGTCAGGTTGGCGGATACACGGGGTCCGGTGCTGGCAAACTCGATGGGGGCAGCAGGGGTAGCCGCTGCATGAATCGCCAGCCCCAACGACCAAAAGCGGTCGGCGTGGCCGTCCTTGGTGCGCTCGGCGGTGAAGCGCACATTTCCGGCGCTGGTGGTCTGCTTGGTCACCATGCGCAGGTCGGAGCGGATCACCCCGTCTTGAGGCAGGCGCAGGGTGCGATCTTCGAGGCGCCCCCTGATCGGATAGGCCAACGCCTCCTTCACCCGTGGGGTGAAGGTCACGTTCTCGATGCGGTAGCTGCCGAACTGAGCCAGGGCGTCGTCGCCCCAGCCGATGCCCAGGCCGGTATAGTCGATGCATACCCGGCTCATGCAGGCCAGCCACGGCCACACAATGCGCTCCTGGTCGGGTTTGCTCATCCGCGCCAAGGCGATCACCTTGCGGGTGTAGAGCACGTCCCCCAGCCGCTCGACCACCCACAGCACCGTCAGGTCGCGGTGACGGCCGATGTCGAGCCCTGCGTACAGCTCGCGGCGCTCGCTGCGCGCCTGCTCCAGGGTGATCTCCCAATCCTCTCCGGCGCGGTACTCCCCCGAGGCGATCAGGTCGTATTCCAAGAAGGCCGCATCGTCGTCGGCGGGCTGGCACATGTACTCTTGCAGGAAGCTCTCTTCGTCGGCACAGCCGGAGCGGACCCAATCGAAGTATTCGGCCTCGTCCATGTCTTGCTGTTCGACGTCGGGGGCTAGTGCCTGTTGCAGCTTGTACAAAAACCCCTGTTCCAGTACCTGCTGAAGGTTGATGCTGTGCAGGCTGATCCCCTTGGGGTTCCCCTTTTCGCGCACCTCGCGGATCAGCTGATTGAAAAAGTTGTGGGTGCCCCGGTGGGTGCTGAAGACCTCAAGCGATCCGCCCCAGGTGATGCCGGGGTAGGCGATGGACCACAGCTTGCGGGGGTCGGGATGCAGGGCAAACTCATCGAGCACCCGCCCCCCCCGCTTGCCCGCCTGGGCGTCGGGGTTGCTGCTCATCGAATGGATGCGCTTGCCGTTGGCGAAGCGCAAGACGTAGGCCGATAGGTTTTGCTTGGGGTCGAGCACCACCTCGCCTTCATCCTCGGCCGCCAAGTCGATGACCTTTGCCCACAGCTTGCAGTCCTCGATGAACAGCTTGGCCTGCATTTCGTCGCGGCTGCTCACCCACTGGTCGAACTTGGCGTCGGCTCGCCCGGTACGCTCGGCGCAGGTGTACCCGGCAGACCAAGACCACCCCACCTGACGCGGCTTTTCTGCCAGCTTCAGGCGGCTGGTGTCTTTGATCCACGCCGCCTGATAGGGCAGGAATATGGCGTCTGGGTTGGCCGGTAAGATCCTGGCTCGCCCCATCAGAGCACCCCGAGTTCCCGGCGCACCTTTTCGACCAACGACAGCGACGCCCCCGCCGCCTTGGCTTCGCGCTCGAAGATGTCGGCCGCCTCAATTTGCGCCTGCTTGCGGGCCTCCTCCCGGATCGCCTTTTCCCGCTTGATCGACTCCGAGGCCGACCGCTCCAGGCGCTGTATCGTCAGGCTCAGGTTGTTGAGTTGCTCGATCAGGGGGCCGACGGTCTCTTCGGTCATCTCGACATCTTGCAGCCGCTGCATCACCTCGAAGGTGGTGGTCATCGCCATCTCGGTGGTCAGTCGCCCCACGTCGCTGGAGCGGTCCACCCCCAGCCGTTCGACCCACATCTGGGCGATTTCGCGGCTCTGGCGCACCCGCGCCCCCACCTCCTCCATGCGTTGGGCGTAGCGGTTCAGGCCGGATCGGCTGACTCGCAGCTCGTACCCCCCGCTATGCAGCAGGGTGTTCAGGCGGTCGAGTGCCTGCGTCTGGGTCACCTCGGGGGAGCGCAGCCAGGCGTGCAACGCCTCGCGAATTTCGGCGGGCAGCAGGTCGATGTTGCTGGGGCGACTCATCCGGCAATCCAGGTCGACAGCCGAATCCACAGGGTTGCCCCAATGGATACCCCGAACCCGAGCGGAATGCCGATGAAGACCAGCTCCGCGTCTTTCATCGCCGATACGGCCATTTTCGCCAGGATTTTGCGCAGCATCACAGCTCCCCCGGTCCAGGGCGACGCACCCCCTCGACCCGAGCCCGCCCCTGGGCCACATCCAGCCCCCGTTGGGTCAGTTGAGCCACCCGGTAGGGGCCCACCGGCTGCACAGTGACCAGCCCGACCTCCTCCAGCCAGCCCAGCTCGGCCCGCACCCGGTCATTCGACAGGTCGTGACCGAGCAGGCGCAGCCCTTGGCCCAACACGGTGTCGTTGACAGCGTAGTCGCTATCCTGCGCCAGCAGGCGCAGCAGTTGCAGGCGGATGTCCTGGCCGACCAGGTCGGCGTAATCGCTCATTTATTATTCCCCCCGTTCAGCAGGTGTTCCTGAATCAGTCGCAGGGTGTGGGTCGACTCCTGGGCCGACCCCCGCAGGGCGCTCAGGTCTTGACCGATCTGGTCGATCCTCTGGCGGATTCGCCCAAGATCCTGGTGGGTGGGGGTGGCAGCCAGCACCTCCTCCACCCGAATCATCTGCCGCTCCTGGTCGTCCAGGCGCACATCGAGCGCTGTCTCCATGGCATCGATTCGGTCGTCGGTAGCCCGTCCCCGTGTAGCCAGCCAGGTGTAAAGGGCGCTGCCCCCTGCGGCCAGCAGCGCCACAAAGTCAAGCCAGAACTTGGCTGCGTCGTAGTTCACCGCCCCCGCTCCTCCATTTTCCGATCCAACCCGCGACGCCGAGCCTCCCGCTCCAAGTCCTGCTGGCATTCGATGCAGCGGCGGGCGACGGGGAAGGCCGCCAGCCGCCCCGATGCGATGGGGTCGCCGCAGGCGACGCAGACCCCCGGAGTGAGGGGCTCCTTACAGACGGCTCGCAACTGATGGCGGCGCAGGGCGACGGCGCGATACCGCTCCTCGGCCTCTTGGGCCAGGTCGATGGGGTCACTCATCGTTACCCCCCTTTTTGCGCCCTTGCACGGCCCCGGCCAAGGCCGGGGCGGCCTTCTCAACCGAACGCCCGATCACATATCCGCCCATGCCGAGCTGGAGCAGATCCCACGCCTGTTCGGCCAACCGGAAGGGGAGCAACCCCAGAGCGTCGCCCACCACCAGCACCAAAAACGTCAGCATGGTGATGGGGCGCCAGTTGCGCTGCATCCAACTGCCCCCCTGGGCTTCGGCGGCCACGATGGCCGCCTGGGCGGTCACCAGTTGGGCCTGGTAATCCAGCAGTTTCCCGGCCAGATCGTTGTGCAGGCGCGTCAATTCCGCCTGCACCTTGCCACGCTCCTCGTCGCTGACGTGCAGCGAGTCGAGCAAGCTGGCGACGGGGGCAACCACCCCCGCCAGAGCGCTTAAGGGGTTCATGCGGTGGCCTCCGTAGTAGGAGCGGACCCCGTCCGCGAACCACCGGCAGGGTCGACCTCTTGCAGCCCCAGCACATACTCCACCCGCCCCTCGCGGTCGCGTCGGGCGGTGAGCATCTGGCGGCGGGGGGTGGTGTTGGGGGCGGCGACGCTGACGTGGCACCACCCACCGAATTCGTGGATGAGCTGATCAAACGGCAGATGCAGCGCCTCGATGCCGTAACACACGTCGAGCGGGGTGTGGCCGGGCACGACGATGTCGGCGGCGAGCCCTTGACAATGCTGGGATCGACCCGAGCCGCCGATGGCGCGGTTGAGCCACTCGGGGCGGTAACCGCTGCTGACGTGGATGGTCGCCTCGGGGGCGATCAGTCGCAGGTGCTTGCGCAGGGGCTCCAGCACCGACAGGCAAAGCCGGGTCAGGTTGGTCTCGATCTGGCTGCCGTGGGCAACGACGACCGGACGCCCCAGGCGGATAGCGGTCTGGGATCGAGTCAGTTCGGCGCGGGCGAAGTGGGGGCTGAGCTGGGTCATGCCCGCCAGCATGGCGGGCAGTGTGCAGTGGATGGACCGTCACCCAGGTGGGCGGCAAAGGCGGGGCGTTGCGGGGGAGCCCCCACCCGTGAGGGTGGGGGGGTGGGGTTAATCGCCGTAAGACCGCGGGCGGCGGCGATCCACCGCGACGTGGTTGATGGCGAACGCCGCCAGGTACTCCCGGTGTTCGTCGCCCTTCGTCACGGCCAGGACCACCCGGATCGACCGTCCGACGTAACGCTTGAGGTTCTCGATGCTCGTGCCTTGGTCGGTCTCTGGCAGCAGGGCGTCGATGCCAAAGCGGCCCACGCGGTCGGCAGGAATGACCACCTCATCGGCGGCAGCCCCGCCGGGCACCGGGGAGGGTGCCTGGGGGCGGTCTCGGTTGGCGTACAAAACCCCGTGGTGCACGACCCGATGTGCGACACCATCGGCGTCGATCACCGCCGAGGCATCCCAATCGATACGCAGGGTTTGGTCGGTTTTGTTTCGCACCACCATCCCGATGGATTGCGGCGTCGGAACCCATTTAATATGCACCCAATCGTCGCGGGTCACACGCCCATCCGAGCTGAACCCATACAGCACGGGGGCGGCACACCCCGCCAACAGCAGCACCGCCAGGGCGGCCGAAATCCGATTCATCTCCGATCTCCTTTCTATCGAGAAAAACCCCCGCCGGGCGGGGGCGGGGAATCAACCCATCGCGCCGAGGGCGGCGCT